ATGGAGTTGAAGCTATCATCAGGTAATCATACGATTTTAGATTCTGGGACAGTGATTGCGTATAATAATGCTTCTGAAATATCTTTTGATGTTAAGATGGATGATACATTTGGGTTTACAGTTATTTTAAGTTTTGTGGAAGCAGAAAATAAATTGCAGAAGCTGGAGACGAGCGTAGTCGAGAATATAATAACCTTTACCTGTACAAATTTTAATAATCCGATTGGAACAGGGCTTCCTAAAGCTATGGAGTTAGCGACTTTTAATGATAAGAAAGTGTATTTTAATTTTTGGGTATTTGAATTAGGTCAGCAGTCTCTTAAACAAGTTTCATATACTTTTTATATGGAGAAATAAATCAGTATGGCGAACCGTATAAATTCAGAGATTGGAAAAGAAAGCGAATTAAATACGCTACTCAGAAATGATGGTTTTTTGAGTCTTGACAGGAAATCTCGCTTGGAAATCGTTAATAGTATAATGCAGCAAAAGCAGCAAGAGCAAGGAGGTGGATGGTTAGGAAAAATACTAGGAACGAACACTCGTAATGCCGTTATACATATCGGATTGATTATATGCATTATTTTGGTACTAGTGTTGGTTATGGATTGTATGCATGCCTACTGTGCAGATAAAGATATCAATATGGATTTGGTTGATATTATTATTCCTGTGATTACGCTGTATCTTGGTTATATTTTCGGAAAAGGACCTGCGCAGGATGAATAAGTAAGAGAAAAGGGCGACCATTTCGGTCGCCCTTCTTTTATGCTTATTCGTTGGCCTGCAGCGCCTTGATCGCCTCGGGCAGCTGCTCGATCTGGCCGCCACACAGCCGGTCCAGATAAACCATCGGCTGTACGCTGCATTCCTGCACAGCGATCTCGCCCTTGGCATCCACCTTGACGATCTCAGCGTCGATCAGACGCCGGAACGTGCTCTGCGCCCAGTCGGGCATCTGATCGGTGTGGGTATACACTTTCATTTCCTCTTCTTCCTCCTGTTCTTTCCAGAATTCCGTGTACAGTACATTGGTGTCCACCTTACCGGTCACGCCCGGCACGGTGCCGCTATCGCTGTTCTGCCAGACATCAAACCGGCCTGCATAGGTCGGCTTGCTCGCCCACTGTGCCAACCAGATCGCGTCGGCATCAACATTGATGTAATCATCAAACCAGCTTTTGGAAGCGTACACGCCGCACTGGTAGCCCGCTGCGCGGATCACATCGACAAACGCTTGGGTAATCGCCGAGATATTGGCACGTGTAAACTTAAAGTTGTGCTTTGCCTTGTAGCCGTCTGCGTCCTCCATGTCAAACCAGAGAGGCATATCAAACTTGCGGCCGTTGATGACATCCAGCAGGTGCCGCGCCTCTACACGGGCATCCTCGACCGTGAGCGCGTAGCTGTAATGATACACGCCCACGCGCAGCCCTGCTGCCTGTGCGCCCGCCAGATGGCGCTCAAACCACGGGTCAACGTAGGTCTTGCCATATCCGGCGCGGATGATCGCGAAGTCGATTGCGGTGGCGGCACTTGTCCAGTTCACCGCGCCGTTGTGTTTACTGACGTCAATTCCTTTCACCTATACATCGCTCCTTTCTCGTGTCCAAATTGGACACGTTTTATTTTTGCTCGTTTTTGCCCTGTAACTGCTCGATCGCGCTCATAATCACATCAGGCACCGGCAGCCCCATGAGTCCAGCATTCTCGATGATTGAGATAGTCTCATTGACGATGTACGCAATCACGACCGCGTCGCGCACAAATGCTGTGCCCAGCACGATATCCAGACGCGCAGCCACCAAGACGATGATCAGCGTCATACCTTTTTTTAAGAGCCCTTGCCAACATGCAATGCTGCTCAGACTACCAGATGCACTCTTATCCGATGCCTGGAACACTCCTGCGACAATCAGGCCGGACAGGTAATCTACTGCCATAAAAAGCAGCAGCGTGATGAGCGCAGCATCCCAGCCACCAAACGCCTGGCTAATCATACCACCGATCACACCTGCGCCAGTCATGATTGCGGCCTTGGTCTCCGTCAAATGAATCATATATGTACCTCCCTAAATCGTATAGTGTGGGCGCTCTTCATGGAAGAACTTCCAGCGGATGACATCATCCAACACGATGGCAAGGGTGCTCAGTGCCACCCACAGAAGCGCAAACTGCGGGCAGATTTGCCCCAGCAGGTTGCCGGGCATATCTGAGTAATCCCAGATGCCCCACCCAAGCCAGATATTAACGATGCAGCCGGTAATCAGCTCGGCAGCAGTAGCGATCAGCGCACCGGCGACCGCCTGCGGAAACAACCGCCAGCTTGTCCAAATTTCGTTGAGTCCACCAATAATGAGGAATAGGAGCGCCGCGAGTAGGAACATGGTCCAATGGCTGCGCCCTCTCCAAAACACCTCGAAAGTGACATAGCAGCTGCCGCCGAACCAGGCAAGGTAGATGTACTTAGCTGCGCACTGCATCGCTGTCTCCTAACTTGCTGAGCACCGCCTGCATCTGCTCTTGTGCCTCAGCCATGAGCGTGTTGTACTGCTCCAAATAGGTGCCGGTCAACGGCTGACCATAGGTGACAGCCTCGGCCGCCTCCGGGTCCAGCGTCAGCACATACTGCTTGAGCTGGTTATGGTAGGTCAGCTGGCTGGTCTTGTACATGGACAGCGTAGAGTAGATCGCTACGATGTCCGCGACCGGATAGGTCTTGCAGGGGCCGTTGTTGGCGTGGTAGATGTAGCCAGTCGCACCAGCCAGACAGGCGGTAAACATCTCCGAGACGTTCGCCTGGTCAGCCACGGTGTAGGTAAACGATTCCCGGCTGCCGCTGGGCAAATCAACCGACGTGCCCGCGTCGATCGCAGCACTGCAAGCGTCGGCAAGCTCCTCCAGCTTGGTCTTGTCCTTCTCGCCCGGTTTGGGTCGGGTCTGTTTTGTCTCATCATACCATAACGCCATTACTGAAAACCTCCTTGGATAGATACGATGTTGCCGTCCTCTCCGCTCTCACCGCGCTCGACGGTGACGCGGAAGTTAAAAGCCCAGCCGTTGGTCTGGGTCTTGTTGGTAAACGGATGATTGCGGCCAGCCTTAACGTCGGCTGTCGCGTCCTCCCAGACTGGTTCGGCATCGTTGCCGTTGTTGGTCAGCTCGACGAGCTGGGTTGCATCTGCTGGGATTTTGCCAGTGATGGCCAGCACGGCGACCGTGATCTGTTCCTCGACTGCCAGCGGCTCGGAAAGCGTAATGACCGCCTTGTGCACCTTTTTCGTAAAGGTCAGCTCGAGCGTAGAGGACTTGCCCGCCGAATCCGTGGCCACAATCTGTACGGTCTGCTGCCCGTTCAAGATGCGCTGGAAGTATTCGCCCGTGACCTCGAAGGTGTTCTGCTGATCGAGCGTCGGTTTGTAGGTACGCTTGACCAGATCACCCACGCGCTCTACGACCGTTACCTCCTGTTTTTCAGCATCCTTAATTGTATACTGGATACTGAACCCCTCGGATTTCTCGCCCAGATCACCCGACAAATCGCACGCAATGACCGGCGCGGTGTTGTTGTCGATGGTACGACTGGGGCTGGTCGTATAGCTCGAATACGCTGCAAAAGAGTCGTAGGCCCGGACACGATAGGCGACGCTGGTGTGCTCGCCCTTGGGAATGCTGTCCTGATAGGACAAGCCCGCGCCCTTGTAAATCTGGGTAAATGCGCCCGCGTCGTCCCACTGGCGCTCCAGCTCGTAGCCTTCAAGGTTTCCGTCGACATCAGTTGAAGCCGTCCAAGTGATAGTCAGTTTGTCTCCACCTGCCGGACTGAGCGGCACAGAGATCGACGGTGGTGCCGCCGGTGCGCGGTTGTTGACAACCGTCTTGTTGGCACTCGTCCGCCAGCCAGACTTCTCACCATAAGTATCGTAGGCGCAAACGCGGAACATGACCGTTTCGGTGCCGAACGGAATAGTGGTCGTCGTGCTGGTCGATCTTCCCTGATAGATCTGTGCCCAGGATGATCCGCCGTTGTACGAACGCTCAACGATGTAGCCGTCAAGATTTCCATCGGGATCAGTAGAGGCCGGCCAGCTGATCTTTGCATCTGCACCGCCATGAATAGTTTCTGGAATAGTAATAGTAGCTGGCGAGTTAGGCGATGCATTTGTGGTGATAGTGCCATCATCTATGGCATAGAGCGTTGCGGGCAAGATTAACGCAGGACGTATACCAGTAGAATTACTCGAATCCATATTAGAATAGTTTCCGTTGTGGTAAACGCACCACACAGCGTAGCGATCACCTGCATACGGCGAGCGTAACCACCACTCGAGAGGCTCATCATTCAGGCTCGCGATACGTTTGTTATTAGCAGTTGTTCCAGTCCCTAAGTCAAAATAATTCAGTTTCGCTCCGTCCTCTGGAAAATGGGGATGAGAACTGGAAAAACCGACTTCCTGACCAGACAGCAAGAATATCTTACAACTGAGACCATTGGCGCCATTTTGTCCTCCACCGTTTCCGCCATTTGCTATGTAGGGAATCTTTACTTGTTTAATTGCAGCCTGGATTCTTGTATCATATCTGCCCAAAATATTACGACTAAGCCACAGATGGATGGCAGAGTCCTCGAGTATATTGTAGTTGTCATCACTCCAAACATGTTTTTCAACAATGTTTTGTCTTAAAAGCCATGTACCGTCACAGCTATTATCATAAATACTTGATGGTTTTCCCTGATGCACGACAATATAGTTGATCGCTATACCATTTTCTTTCAACTTGACGATCTCACCGACTGCCACATCACCCAATTTTCTTGTAGCCATACCTGTTCACCCCCTTAAAACTCGATCCGCTTGGCATTCTGATTCCAGACACCCGCAACGTCCACGCTGTCCAGATTCTCGAACGTGACTCTAAACGGATTTCCGTTTACATCGGTGCTGTACTGCAATTCTATGAGAGACACGCGGCTGTCTAACTGATCGGCCACGCCCAACAGGTATGGATGCGCTGCCGGATCGGCGTTGTGCTCGGCAATGAGCCGTCGCGCCTCGTCCAAAAACTGTGGCAGAATGACAACAGTGCAATAATCGGCCACGTCCTCAGCGGTCATAAAGGCATCTGCGTTGTATTCCAGGATGACGGTGGGCGCGTTGCTGACGCCAATGGCGACTGGGAAACTTCTGACCTCGACCGCGCCCTGGGTGTAGGGCTGCACCCACTGGGGATAGTCGCCCAGGTTTCCATAGTAGATCATGACCTCTGTACCGCTCTTATCGCGAGCAAAAACGCCGAACTCACGCAAATAAAAGCCGTTTTCCAAACCGCCGTGCAGGTCGTTGCGATATTGAATCGTAAAATCAACCTGTTTGCCGTGCACAAGCGGCTGGGTGCTTGTGGCCTGGGCAATCGGTGCGACCAGATCGGTCAAGGCTGTCGGCTGGGTTTCTGCCGGAACTTGACCGGTGCCGACCATGCACCGGGTAATGGTCAGCGTGTCCCCGGCGAGCAGGCCGGTCAAAAGTTCCATACCCTTGGCCGGAATGATAAATCCATACATATTAAGTGGTCACCTCCATCGGTGGTAGTCTGAGGGTTGTTACGCTGCACATCACGCCGCCCGGATAAGCCGGGACAACGCCATAGGCTGGCAGGTATTGCGGCAGCTGGGTGGTCACCGGCGACGGAATCAGTGCGCTGCCGAGGTACAGGGTTGTGTTGACCGGGATAGCCTGAAGAATAGGCAAATGCGCCGGCTTGGCTTCGTCGATCGCGTCTGCAATTATCCGCCATTTAGATAGTCCGTCCTCACGGTTGATCGTCATCGTGATATAGCCATTGGCAAAACCGACCGCAACGCTGCCGAGGCTGTATGTGTCGCAGATCTCTTGCAGTAAGCTGCGGTCGGCCTTACGGGACATCAGCCACTTGCTGCGCACAGCCGCACGGCGCTCATCCAGCGTCTGACCACTGCGCGGAATCAGTCCCAGCGCACGCTCCCAGATGGGCAGCGCCCATGTCAGGCCGTCAAAGTACCTGTTTTCGTGCAGCGCCTGCAGGTCGGCCTCCAGCTGATCGAGCGAGCCGCCGGCGGCCTGATACAGTACGCCCAGCCACGGGTCACCGCGATAGTCGCGGTGCAGCATATTAAGCAGCTTATCCCGCCACATCCAGCGTCACCTCCCCAAGTACGGCAACTGCACGGTCGCCGATCTGGATATTGGCCGTGCCGCCGCCCAGCAGGAGGCCGGTGTAGTCGATCACGCCCGGAATGTCGAGAAGCAGTGCGCCAATCCGGGCATAGCTGACAACCGCCGTCTGTTTGTCCGCAAAGGGCAGAGCGTACAGATATGCAGTCAGCGCATCGGTCGCTGCGGCCTTGACCGCCTCCAGCGTGTCCGGGGCGGCCAGCGTGAGCGTTGCCGTGACTGTGATTGTCTGCGCGGTTGCCGATGACACATAGCAGTGCGCACCGATGGCGGTGCGCCCATCGCCCAGACCGGTACTGCCCGGATCAATGTGCGCCTGCACGGCAGCAACCAACTCCTCGTCTGCCGGCTGGTGTTTGTCGTTGACGATCACGACATCGACCGTCCAGTTGCCTTGGGCGAGGGGAAAGGTCTTGACCGCGCCGACACCGGCGATTTCCAGCGCCCACTTGCGATAGTCTGCCCGATTGGCGCTGGTGGACGGCTGCTGGATATCCAGATAGTACCGCGCACGCAGCGTGTCGTCGTCTTCTTCGTCATAGCCGCCGGTCATGTCGTCCGGATTGGTCACGGACACGATACCCTGTATGGTGACCGGGATCTGCGTCACCGTCCCCTGCGGCACGTTGCCGGCAGGGCCGGGGAGTACCGCCTGCACCGGCACACTGCCAGAGCCCACGATTTTGACCGTATCGGTCGCAACAAACTGTACGCCTCCCTCGGTCGCAAATAGTACGCCAGTGGGTACCGTGCCGCTGCCGGTGACGGTCAGCACACCCTGCGCATAGGTCGCTGCGCGCCGGATGATATTGCGATACTGGCGGCAAAACCGGGTCAGCTCATCACCGACCAGGTTGTCAACATCCAGCTTGCGCGCCTCCTGCTGGATAGCGTCCTCAAGATCGGCAGCGCCAATCGCAAACGCGCGGGTCAGGTCATAGGTCGGGAAGCCAACAGTCTTTTGGTAGTTGTTTGGGATGTCGTCCAACATCTGTTTGTGTAGCGTGTCAACCGACAATCTCGCTCACCTCCAAGATTTCGCCGGTCGTCTTGAGCGTCACGGTAAACGTGATGTGCAGCAGGCGATCGCGGCGATCAAATGTAAAATTATCTGCCCGGTCGATGGCCGGACAGAGTGCGCATGCCTCGCGGATCTCGCGGGCGAGCTCGGAATGAATAAAACCGGGCGGCACCTGCCGCATACCGATGAGCTGCTCGCCGGTGTGCCCAAAGGCCGTACCCTCGTAGACCGTAAACCGATCCAGATGGGTAATCAGCATCAGGTGAATCCATTGCCTGACCGCAGCGGCGCGGCTGCGCAGGACTGGGGTGCCGTCCACGATGACAAATTGTTTTTTGTCGGAATCAAATGCCAGAGTGTCGCCGATTTGGGCATCCTGGCTCGTATCATCTGCTGGGATGACCGCGATAAAACCGGTGTCATCCGGGAACATTTGTGGCATACTCTCAACCTCCTAATCGGTCGATCGCGCAAAAGGTGCGCTGTCCGACCACGATCATCTGATCGCCGACCTTGAGCGGCGACGGAAAACAGGGGTGATCGCAGTTTCCGCCGCAGTCGCAGCCATTAAAAACACAGGTGGGCAGGGGAGAGAGCAGCCGCTGCACGGTCTCAGACACGCGCAAAAACGGGCCGGTCGCCATAACCTCGCCGTCCATCAGCGCGATGGTCAGCGGCGACAGACTAACCACCGGGCCGATATAGTACCCGGCGGGCGGCTCTTTGCGCCCCATGCGTCGCAGCATGTCGGCAAAATCACTGTCGTAACTCATGGTGCGATTACCTCCAGACTCATGGTGTGCTGCGGCGCATAGGTGTGGGTGACCTGTTTGATGATCCAGTCACCGGTCAGACCGAATGCGTCACTGGAAAAGCGCAGCATCGTGCCGGCGCGTACGTCCGCGCCCAGCAGATTATCAACCTTGCGGGTCCGTGTGAGCCGGTTGAGCTCTCGGAGCTTTTGCGACGCAAGCTGCTGCGCCTGCGCCGCTGTCGTGCCCTCGTCGGCTGATTCCATGTGCTGCAGCCAGCCGTATTTGCTGATGCTGCCGCTGTCAGTCGCGGTTGCCAGAATGCGGGCGGTGTCGCCCTCCTCGCGGTAGACCGATACCTGATTGCGCAGATCGTCCATGCTGTCCTCACCGCTGACTGCGCCCAGACTCCATGTCGGATCAAACGGGCGCAGATTGCGCGCCAGCTGCACGCTGAGCGCGATCGGCGTGGTAGGGTAGGGGTAGATGCACAGCCCGCGATCGGGTTCGACACGGCTAAAATATTTGATGCCCCGCTCGGCGGTGACCTTGTCCAGGATGTCCGACAGGATCGTGCTGGGCTCCTGAGCAATGTATACCTCGGTGATAGTGGTCGGCATACTGGGCACGCTGCCCACGCTGACACCCGCTTTTTGGCACAGCTGCCGGATGGCGTCATCTGCCGCTACGCCGTTGCACTGGAAAATGATCTTGCTCTTGTTGAGGTAAACACCAAAATCATTGGCGGTGATGCTGCCATCCAGCCCGGTTTTGGTGATGATGCCCCGGAAAATCATGGTACTGCCGTTAAACAGCTGCCATTTATCGCCTGACGTAAATGTAAACGCGGGCATCAGCTTGTCGTGCGGATTGCGCACGGCCTTGCAGCTGATCGACATGGACAGCTGCGCAATATCGTCCGTGCTGGTCAGGTCTCCGATGCGTGCGGTGACATCGTAGCCGTTGCAAATTACCTTGTAATCATCCATGCGGCGTCACCCCGTCACCAGATTGTACTCGCGGGCGGTCAGACTGTAACTGATGCGCCCCATGCGGCTGGCAGGCTGCCAGCTGAAGGAATCGATCGTACACGGCATATTGAGGATCTCGCTGCCGTCTGTGGCTGTCCAGACTACGCGCAGCGGGACTCTTGCCTCCCGCCAGCGCCGGAAAAACTGGATATAGGTCTGCGCGCCGATTGGCGCAGACTGGTTGCCAAACCGCAGCCGACGGTCAGGAAACCAGGAATTGATGGTCAGCGTGCGCAGCCTCATCGGGCCGATGAGGTTAATGTCACGTGATAGCCCCGTAAACGTGTCGTTGTTTTGCGGCTCGTCTACACTGGTATCGACCGAGACAAAGGGCAGCACTAGGATTTCTGCCCGGTTGTCCGCCGAAAACGTCATGTCCATATTGCTGCCCTCCTTACATATTTCCGTGCGCGGCCAGGATCTTGCCGACGATGATCTCGCCCATTTCGTCCGCGTACTGTTCGTTGCCGATCATGTTGCCCATGACCGTTACATTGACCGTCACGCCGCCGCCCTGCACCATACGGGTGCTGACATCATGCGGGATGATCTGGGTGCCGCTGGGCAGGTTGATGATCTCGCCGCCGCGCTCGTTTACGCGGGTCAGACCACCGCGCCAGTAGCTCGTGCCCAGTGCATTGCCGGCGAGCTTTCCGGCAACCCAACTGATCGCGCCCTTACCGCCCTCATAGATATTACCGATGACAGGGATGCTGCTGATTTTATTGTCGAGCCATGAGAAAAATCCGGACACCTTTTCTTTGGCGGCGTCAAATGCACCAACGATGCTGTCTTTGATACCGGTAAATACCTCGGTCGCCTTGGCCCATAGCTCGCTTGCCTTGGCTTTGACGGTATCCCAGTTTTGGTACAGAGCCACACCGGCAGCGACCAGAGCACCCAAACCCAGTACGATCCAGCCGATCGGGGTGGCGACAAATGCAGCATTAAGCGCCCACTGGGCAGCCGTGGCAGCGGTTGTGGCTGCCGTCACCGCACCGGTTGCAATGGTAGAAGCCGCCATGCCGATTTTGTTGGCAGCCATCACAGCGGTGTTTTTGACCCAGGCGGCACTGGATACTGCCAAGGCAGCAGTTTGTCCTGCAAGCCATGCCGCACCGGCAGCGGCCTTGTGCGCCAAGAGCGCCGTTTTATTGGCAGTTGCGACCGCAGTGTTTTTAATCCACGCAGCCGTAGATTTTGCCAGGGCAACCGTCTGACCTGCCAGCCATGTCGCACCGCCTACGGCCTTGTGTGCAATCAAGCTGGCACGGTTTGCACCTGCCGCTGCTGTGTTTTTGATCCATGCAGCGGTTGAGGTAGCGAGTGCTGCCGCCTTGGTGCGCAGCGGGCCAGCAACCGCGATCACAGTCTCCTTAAATAGTCTAAGGTCATTGACTGCACGTGCCACGTTGCCGGCGAACTCTAGCACTTTGATAGCACCAAATGTGATACCTAACGCAATAAGTCCGTTTTTTAGCGTATCACTATGAGTAAACATCCATTGCATTGCCGTGGATGCAGTATCAAGTGCTGCGGAAAAAACAGTTCCAAATTGGGATGCCAATGCATCGATCGTGCCGTCACTCTGCCACTGGCTGATTTTGTTGGATAGCGCAGTGACCGCGCCGGTCGCCTTGCCTGCAATGGCTTCATAAAACGTAATGCCGGCACCTTCAACAGCCGATTTGAGCAGCGTCAGCTGACCGCTGAGGTTGTTGTTCATGGTGTCTGCCATCTTCTGCGCGGTGCCATCCGAGTCGGCAATCGCCTGCGTCAGATTATTAAAATCTGCGTCGCTGGCATTAACGATTGCGAGCAGACCGCTCATGGCTTCCTTACCCGCAATACCGGCAGCATACTCGGCCTTTTGTGCATCGGTCAACCCGGCAAACTTTTGTCGCAGATCGACCATCAGCGCAGACAGCGGCTTGACGTTGCCCCGTGTATCGGTTAGGGATACACCGAGCGCATCCATGTATCCAGCAACGGTGTCACTGGGTTTTGCCAGGTTGGTCAGTGCGCCACGTAGCGCGGTACCGGCTTTCTCGCCCTTGATGCCAGCGTTGGCCATCAGACCGATTGCAACCGCAGTATCTTCGATACTATACCCCAATGCGCCCGCGACCGGGGCCACATACTGAAACGTATTGCCCATGAGGGACACGTTGGTGTTGGAGCTTGAGGACGCCTTTGCCAGCACGTCGGCAAAATGTGCTGAGTCGCTCGCTTTGAGTCCGAATGCGGTCAGCGCGTCGGTAACAATGTCAGAGACTTCGGCCAGATCCTCGCCTGATGCCGCCGCTAGATTCATGATGCCGGGCAGACCGCTGACCATCTGGTCGGCTTTCCAGCCGGCCATCGCCATGTATTCGAGCGCTTGTGCGCTCTCGGTCGCGGAAAATTTAGTTTTCGCGCCCATCTCCTTGGCTTTGGCTGTGAGGGTCGCAATCTCGGTTGCGGTTGCACCGCTGATAGCTTGCACTTTGGACATTTGTGCTTCAAAATCCATACCGGACTTAATGGCAAACGCACCAAATGCACCGGCCGCAGCAACACTGAGCACACCTAGCTTTTTGACAGTATCCGTAACCGCTTTGGTAGCTTTATTCTTAAAGCTTGTGACATTTCTAGTAGCACGAATCATTTCAGTTGAAATATTCGCACCGCTTTTTTGCGCTTCTTTAGCAGCCTTCACAAGTCCCTTGGACATATTGTCGCGCAGGTTTAGGATTGTGTTGATAACTTTAGCCATAAAGTTTACCAGCCTCCTTTGCTGCGTCCGGAGACAGTGCCGCGATTACTGCATTGTGTGTGAGCGTGTACGTCTCCTTGTAATAGATCTCGCGTGCTGCCTGCAAAAACGCCTGCTCGGCAGGAGACGCGCCGAGCACATAGGCAGGGGCGAGGCCTCGCGGTGCGTAAAACGCCGCGAGGTTCATCACCCAGTCACGCGCGATCAGTTTTTTGCCGGATTTTCGGGTGCTACGTCCTCGCCAGAGTCATCCTTTGCGTCCTCTCCAGCGTCACCCTCTGCGCTCTCCGAGGAGGGGATGAAACCGAGGAATCGGAACAGATCGCCGCCCATCGTGTCGCGGGTGGGAATATCAAAAAGCGCCGGGACAGTGTCCAACGGATCCTTGACACCGATCGCCTCGCGCAGCTTGGGGTCCTGAAGCTGCTCACAGCAGTGATACAGACCATCGTCTACGACCTGCAGGATATCACCCGTGCCGCTGCGAGCGGCCTGAAATCGTCCATACAGATCCATCATCTTACCCTCGGTCGGCTTGCGGCACAGCAGATAATCTTCTGTGCCGGGCACCGGAATTTTTCCAACCTTCAGGCGATCCGCTTCGCGCTGCGCGCGCTTTGCGACCAGCGCGTCAAAACTGATTTGTGCCATAAGTGCTTGTCCTCCTTAGTATGTAATGACTTCCAGAAACTCAAAATCCGAGAATTTATAGGGGATACTCTCGGTAATGATAGATTTCTTCTCGAAATTGGCAATATTTGCCTCGGTAAAGGTAACCATGCCGATGCGGCAGCGTTCTCTTTTGCCGGTGGACGGGTTTTCCAGCAGCGTGATGATCTCGCACTCGGGGAAATCGCCAGACAGCATCGCCTGTACGATCTCGTGCGCGATCTCAGTATCAACCTTGAGGTATTCCAGCGTGCCCTCGCCCGACCAGCCGTTATACACGGCATAAGTCGCAGGGTCACCGCAGACGTTTACATCCTCAAAATCGCCGGTCATTTTGTTTTCGATTTTCTGTACGGTGGCGAGCTCCTTGCCCCTCCACCAGACGTGACCGTGCGAGCCGCGCAGAATGCGGTTCAGCGCCTGCTGCGTCAGTTTGTTGTTTGCCATAGGTAATGTCCTCCTTATGCCATGTTGACCGTAAATTTGAGGTTTTCCATGCTGCCGAGGATCTTGATGTTGGCCGCAATAAAGACCGATCGCTTAAAGGCCATCTTTTTGACCTTGTCATCGTCCCACTCGGCAGCCTCGTCCTTACCGGTGCCGAGCCATGCCGAGCGCTGCGCCTCAACGTCAATGTCTGCCAGATTGTCATACTCCCGGTCGAGCACATCGGTGCCCGGCTGAGCCAGTTCGCGGAAGTAAGCATTCACCGAGGCGATAAAGAGCATCTGGTTGTCCAGATTATTGCGGTAGTTGCCCAGATAGACATCGCGGAACACCGCACGGATATCGTCCGCGATCAGGTTCATGGCCTCGACCGTCTCGATGTACTGCATATCCTCGGTCGCGGTCGTGCCGTTGGTCGTGGTCAGGCTGTTGCAGCCCGACAGGATTCGCACCTCGTCAACGTCCGCATTGTACAGGACGAGCTTGCCAGCCTTTACTGCCGCCTCACTGTCTTCAATTTCTTCAACGTGGACAAGGTTGGAGCACCGATAGTTGGTCGAGCCGCGCTTGATATTGCAGCTCGCCAGAATGCCGATCAGGCTGGCGACATACCAGTCGCCGGCCTTTTCGCCGCGTGCGTCGGCAAACGTGACCTTGGGGCTTGCAAAGTTCACGATCTGCTTGTTGTCCGGTGCTGCGCCGTTGTAGACGACAGCACGATAGTAGATCTGCCGTTGCTCCTTGGCCTTGATCCAGCTCACCAGCGCCGCCGCGTCCTCGGACTTGGCGTTGGCTACGCCGATCCAGCCGGTCTTGACGTTGCGCTCAATGATGGCCAGCGCGTCTGCCAGCGTGCCCTCGGTGCCGATGCGCACGACATAGGTCATGTACGGGGCAAAAGTCAGCACATCGCGGATCTGCTGGAGGTTGTCCGAGGTGTACAGGGCGCTGTCTGCATCGGCCTCGGGGATGCTGGTATATTTTTTGATGTCAAACTCCTCGTTGGTGTCATCCCGGATGATGAGCGTGGCAATGCCGCGCTCGCTGCGTGCAATCAGGCTGGTTGCACGCTGGATAAACTCCACAAGGATGCTGGGGATAGATGCCATATCATGTCCTCCTTGTCAGGTGTTGATTGTGACGGACAGCTCCTCAATGAGCTCGCCATCATCATGGCTGGGGCGCTCCTCCAGCCAATCGTATTGGATTGTGCCGATCAGCACGCCGTCGGTCGTGTCAAAATCAATGCCGTCCTCGCTGATGATCTCAAAGGTGCCAACCATCAGACTGTCATGCAGCGCACTGCGCAGCGCGTCCTGCATGGCATAATTGGCATCGCGCCATTTGTGAGCGTCCGGGGCAAAATAATATATGCGCGCAGTCAGGGAACGCGCGTCCATGTGGGTCGTGTCCCGGCTCGCTTGATCGTTCGCCAGTTCGATTTTGATGGATGGCCGCACGATCGGCTCGGTCAGATCGCCGGCAATGACCGGCGCTGTGATGCCAGCGTCGGCGCACGCCTGCTCGATCGTCTCGCGCAGGGCGATGTAAATGTCAGTAATACCAATCAAGACTCTACCTCCCGCGCGACCTCGTCCAGAAAGCCCTCGCACGCCCGCTCGAATTCAGGACGAAATTGATTTGCTGTATTCTCAAAAATGTGGTCACCGGGAACAAACTTGACTCGCTCTTTTCCCGGTTGGTGAGTTACCATGTTATGTCCTTTCTCCAGAAGGTGCGCATGAGGTGATGAAGAATAAACTCGAATCGCCTGAACATTCTCGGCGCGAAAATTATAGGGCTTTCCGCGTTTGATGGTATCAACATAATGATCGCTGCCTGCGTACTTCTTAGGCTTTTTATGTTTGCGGCCATAAACCTGCATAGCGCGAGACTTTGTCTTGCTGCGCAATTTATTGCCTTGCTTTTGCAGAAGCTTCTTAGCTCGTTTAGGGTTTCGTTTGGCTGCGGCTTCCAACTCATCGGCAAATGCATACAACTCCGAAAGGTCAAGTCCGTCAGATACCATCGTTTGTCACCTCCACGGGTTTGGTCTCCATCATGCAGATTAGCTCCACACGATCGGGATGTTTGTAGTGCGGCTGCCAGTACTCGACGTTATACCGGTGGCCTTTGTATGTCAGGTACATATCCTCGGCGGGGTGGGGCAGGGCATTTGCGCGGATGGTGACCGTGTGCGAGAGTTGCGCCTGCTGCATATCGCCGGACAGATTGGCGACCTTGCCGCCCGTGGGCAAAATCTTTGCCCAGACCTGCCCTTGGGGGACATAGTCAAAATCTGTGTCCCCCAGCGCAGTGGTTACCTGCTGCCTTGCATACAGCGTCACGCGGCAGGTTAGGTCATTGGTCAGACTCATCCGTGCTCACCTCCGGGTATTGGCTGCACAGTGCAATGTGATGGAGCAGCAGCGTCAGTGTATACGGGATCTCGCGGGTATCGCTGCCGGTCGGCGTGCGGTTGTCGTACCAGTGCGCGGCAAGCATCATAACGGCAATGTCGTACAGCTTATCGTCGGTCGGCGGTCTGGCCTTGCCGGTTGCGCCGATAACGTACTGCTCACTGGAGGCGATCAGCGCCTCCAGCGTGGCAGCGTCATCCTGCACATCAATGCGTGCATAGGCACAAAAGTCGTCGAGCGTTACCATTACGCATCCGCCTTTTCGAGTTTCACGATGGCATCCGCCTTTTCGAGTTTCACGATGGCATCCGACATGGACGGCTTGCAGTCAAACATCGCGCAGCCCAGGAACTTGTAAGAGTTGGTGTCGATGTCAAACGCACTGGTGACCGTGACATCCTCGGGCATATTGCCGATCACCGTGTACAGGTCGCCAAGGTATGCCTCATGCAGCTTGACACGCTCGTCGAGCTGTACCGGATAGCCAAATACATAGTAATTGGAGCCGGACATGGTGACGATGTCATTTTTGCTCTTGTCCTGCAGCGGCATAAAATCCATATAAAGCGTCTTTTTGCTCATCACGAACTCTGCGCGTGCATCGTAGCCGCCGGGAAGCAGGGCAATCAAATTGAGAACGTCCTGCGTGGTCAGACTCGCAGAGTTGGCGACCTGTACCGAGTTGGTGCTCTGATCCCAAACTGCAGCCTTATCGATACCAGTACCCTCATCGCTGCCGGTACCCAACAGGATGGTCTCGCTGATCTTGTCCGCGATCTTACGCGCCAGCATATCGGTCAACCAAGTCTCGAACGCCGGGATGGACATCATAGCAACCGACTTGGAGATCTGCACCAGCTTGGTGATCTCGTACGCACTCAGGGTGATCGACTTGAGCTTGTCCTCCTTGCCCGAGATCGTCGCATTCTGGGTATGCTTTTCGGCGGCGTTTACGGTGTCCTCAACGGCAAAGGTAACCATACCAGGCACACGCAGCAGGTTGATCTTGCTCAGCAAGGGAGCGTACTGGGTGACCTTTTCGAGGATGGTGTTGGCGGTCTGAGTCGGAATTACAGCGCCTGCCGAGCCGGTCACGGTCGTAAATGCACGCTGCTCGGCCTCGGTCATCTGATTAAGCTGATCCGAGATACCGACCGTACGGCGCAGATGCTTGATCCAAGCCGTGCGGTATTCGGGGGAGTCGATGGTATACGTCTCGCTGCGCTGCTCGGGATCGCTGGGCAGCTGCATACCCGGCAGCGGATTGCCGACAGCGCCGGTACCGATCTTACGCAGCAGTGCGGCGCGGGTTTCCGCACCCTGCTTGAGCTGACCACGCTCGGCGATCAGGTTGTCCACCTCGTTGCTCAGCGCCTCGAGGTCTGCGCCCTCCTGATCCATCTCGGTACGGATCTGCGACAGACGCGCCTCGATCTGACTCAGGCGATCGCCTGCGGGCGGGGCTGCAAAAAACTGGAGACCGATAAAGTCTCTGGTGTTTGTACGCTTACGCATTGGCATTGTCCTCCTTTTGGATGCCGCATAATTTGAGTTTGAGCTCGAGCTTGCGCCGCATGGCCTCCGCCTGTGCGTGCTCCCGCGCGGCCTCCGCCGCTGCCCAGGATCTGGCTGCAATCTCGGTACCGTCATAGGCGGGGAAGTCGACCGCGGCCACATCAAAGATGCGCTGGAATGCAGTGATTCGGCGCAGATGCTCCTGCCGATCGTACTCAGACCGTTTGACGGTAAACGCGAAACTCATCTTGTCAATGTAGCCGCCTTGGATCTCCTCGTAGAGCCTCCGCCCCTCCTCGGTGCCGCCCAAGTCGGCGCTGATCCGCAGACCGATCGTGTCAACGGACAGTGACAGCGTGTTGTTTCGCGTGCGGGCGACAGGTTTGCCGCCATGGTTAAAATTCATCACGACATCGGACATTTCCGCTCCCGAAAATGCCTGTCGGTCGATGACTTCCTTGTACTGGATGCCGTCATACTCGTAGAGGACGGTCTCCTCATCAAATTTTGCCGCGTAGCCCTCTACGCGGTAGGTTTTCGCGCCCTCACTGCCGGACTCTGCCGGCAGCGCCCGCACCTCGAATGTGCGATAGTTGCGCGTCTCAGGTGTAATTGCCATGGTGTCAGTCCTCCTGACTATCATCCAGCGGGACAGGCTGCTGCTTGTCCGCATCCAGTTTGTCAATCTCAGTATACTCGCGGCGGATAAAATATCTGTCGCCGCCCTCTACGGGCGGGAGATTGAAAATCTCAAGGCCCATATTGTGGGTGAGAAATCCCCGGTCAAACAGATCAGTCACGATCTGTAGCTTGGTTGAGTTGCTGGCATACTGCAGCCGGTTGGTGGTAGCGAGGATCATGTTGCCGGCAGCCAGATCGGACGGCGCAAAGGTCATGTGACTGAGCACCTGAGAGACTTGGATTGCAAACGGCTCGATCTTGCCCTCGTAGTACGCATCCCACTCGTCCTCGGTGTAGGTGTTGGTCAAAATCTTGCCATTGGTGCCGAAGTACTCATACACACTCTCGCGGATGTACTCCTGCTGCCGGGGATTGACAACCTGCGCCACGCTCTCGAGCTGTTTGACATCGGCAAATTTTGCATCAACCACAAAAATGCCGGTAGCGTTTTGGCGCAGATTGTGATCTGCGAGCTGATCTCTGGCCTCGTCGATGTCCTTTTGCTTAAACTGATTGGCCAGACGCGCCAAAAATCGGATGGTCGTGGCATTTTTGATGCCGTTGATGATGCCCTCATCCTGCGTGTGCGCGACCTGCATGGTGGGAACAAGCGGGCGATTGGTCTCGCCGAAAAAATCGTGCTCATACTGGTGCTGTACCAGCAGGCCCGCCCGCTCGAACTCGACTGCCGCTGTCTGGCCGCCCATAAAGCGGTACCGAAGGTATGGCACGCCGCCATACTCACGTACCTCGGCCTGCTGCGGCAGGACGGGGTAATAACCGAGCAGCCGCCCGTTTGCGTCCTCCAACGGGACGACAAAGGCGTTGTTTTGGATCTCGTAGATGGTCGCCAGCCGCGCCAGAAATTTGCTCGCATCCTGCCAAGGGTTGGGCTGGTGGGCGAGGGTATAGGCCAGATCGGGGCGGCGATCTCCGACGATTTCCAAGTGCAGCTTGCTCGCGTGCCGGGCAAAGGTCGCGATCGCGGCGCGTGTCAGCGCCATTTCATACAGACCGCCCTCGTACGTTGTGTACACCGGCTGGTATGCGGTGAGCGTCTTAAAGTAACTCTGTACCTCCCGTTCGGTCGGCGTGCGTGCCTTGGGCGGAAAGAGCTTTTCAAACAGTCCCATGATTATCTCCTATACACATCTACTCCGGCGACGTTTGCACATACAACAACAACCGGACAGCCAAACTCCTCGCTGAGCGTTGCGGCAAGCGCACGACGATCATCCGTGCGCATTATACTGTTCAGGCGCACAACGATGCGCTCTCCGGGAAGTGCCCATGCACGCAGATGCGGAGGGGTGAACTCAGATTTTGGCATATCAATCATTTATAGGTGCCTCCTTGTTGAGTCTGATGTAGTCGTCCATTTTGTCCTGCAACACCTTGTAGGCACAGATCAGAGCGACTGTACCGTCGATACGGCGGCGGGGATCGTTGGACTTGACTGGTTGGATATTGCCGTTGATGTCGCTCTTCACTTCGGTGTTGAGCAGACAGATCTTGTCGATCGGGTTGTTGTTGTCAACCACATGACCGGCACCCAGATCGGCCTTGAGGTCTTTCATGGGCTGCGACAGGGAGTAGGTACCTTGCCGTACGGGGATCATGCAGCGCTCGCCAAACTCGCCCTTAAATCTGGCGAGTAGACTGTCATCAACGTGCCAAGGGTCGTAGCCGATGTACAGCGTATACAGTCCCTCGTCGCGCAGCTCACAAAACCAGTCCAGGATTACCTGCTTGTCGATCTTGTTGCCAGGCACCGCACGCATGAGACCACGCTTGACATATTGCGAGTATGCCAGGCTGTCGCGCTCGCGCCGGTTGCCGCTGGCGGCATCCAGGTCAAGCACGGCCTGTGGGATCCAGTACATAGACCGGCGGTAGATATGCGGATCACCTAGGCGCATACAGAGTGCGGTCGCCGCGGTTAGATCGATGCTTTCGGACGCATCAAAGCCGCCGATGCAGTAGTCAAACGCAATGTCAAAGGTTGCAGGATTGGAGCACTCTGCCCAGGTCAGCCATGCACTCTGTGCATTTTCTTTCAGGTTAAAATCCTTGACCAATACCGTTGGCAAAAATGATTGGTCATGTTTTGCCTTTTTGACCATCTGCCGCAAAAATTCGCGGCTTTTGATCGTGTCAATGCCAGGATTGGATTTGATCCAGTATTTTTCTTTGGGGTACTCTTCACGCTTGTCCAGCTCGTAGATCCACGGTAAAAATGTGTCGTCGTCAATGCTGCCATCGAGCACGCCGGCGGCGTATTCGTATTGGGCATCAAAAATGCCCTCGCGCACAAAGCCATTGGTCGAGATCGAAAACAGTAACGGCTGCTGCCGCGCAGATTGCGACTGTTTCATGTCGTCGTAGATCTGGCGGTTTTTGATCGCCGCCAGCTCGTCAATTAGGATGCCGTGCGCGTTAAGACCATCCAGACTGTTGGTCGAGCTGGCCAGCACGCGGATAAATCCCATGTTGGGAGCAAAATACAGGTCGCTTTGCCGTTTGCGGATAGCACCGGCAAGCTCAGGGGACTGCTGCCGCATATTGCAGCACGCCTCAAACGCCTTGCCCGCCTGCTCGCGCTTGGTCGCAATGTTGTAGATCTCGGGCGCCCCCTCGCCGTCGTTAACCAGCAGATCGATCTCCATCGCGGCGATCTCGGTCGTTTTGCCGTTTTTACGACCCTCGACGATCATGCACTCCTTGTACTGCCGCAGGCCGGTCGCCTGATGGACAAAACCAAAGATCGCCTGCCAGCGCGCCTTTTGGAATAGCTCCAGCCGGATCGGCTCGCCGAGCCGTCCCTGCGGCTGCCGGCAGAAGGTCTCGACAAAGGTGATATGCCGGTTGGCCTCCTCCAGATCAAAGACGTAAGGGGTGTATTTTTCTGGGTGCCGGATCTTATCCAGCAGCATCGCGCACAGCAGCTTGATCTTTTGGCAGGCGATCAGCTTGCCGGTTAGCACCAGTACACAGTATTGCTCAAGATAGTGCGGGCCCTCTGGCGCAGCCTGTTTTTTTGCCTCCCGCACCATGCGCCGCAGCAGCGCTTGCCGTTTTCGGCGCGGATCAGTTGCCATCTGTGCGCCTCCTTTCCGGTGTCCAATTTGGACACACTTCGGATTGTGATGCTTGCGGCTTGCGCACGACCCGATCGATTGCCTGATGAGGGCAGACGCGCGAGCGCTCAGGCGTGCGCATGGTGTCCCGGCAGTAGCCATACTGGTTGAGCATCGGGCACATCTTGGGACACATCAGCATTTTCGGCGGCCTCCAGTCGTGACAAATTCCAGCAACTTGCTGGCTGCCGGGTTGTCGGTCGGCAGCATTGCGCACAGGCTGTTGATAATTGCCGTGTAATTTTTAATCATCGCGAGGTAGACCTCGACTTCGGGACTCTTCTTGGTGCCAAACTGGTTCTCACCATTCTGGTATTCGCTCGTGACGCCGTTTTCCTGAATAACCGCCCGTAAGTCCTCCAGCTGGACGGCCATAAATGCGGCATTGTCCAGCAATTTGTCAACGGTTTTGCGCCGTTTTTCGTCCAGTCCCTTGAAAACGGCAGAAAGCTCCTCGCGTGCGTGTTTTAATCTTGTTTTCGGGTTGGTCATTGGCCGTCCCATCGTTCGGCCTCCTCTCTGTCAAACTACACCCCTCCTGTGGGAACCACTCAGTGTAAAATGGGTGGCTGATACGGTCAGGAAAGCCTCGGCCTCAGGGCTCGGATAGGGGCAGTGGATTACCCCAAGCATCCAGTCGATAACGCAGCGGTGAGTGATCGCCCAGGTGCTCATCGTTGTGGCAATCCTGGCAAACGTACTCCAGATTGCGGTGGTTGAGTGTGATCGTCGGGTCATTCACGTTGCGCCGGGTGAGGTAGATCTTGTGATGGACGATCTTGCCTGGTTTTCGATGGCAGTGCTCGCACAGACCGCCATCGATCTGGATGCGCGACGCGATATACGAGCGCCGGCAGGCAAGCCAGGCCTGTGAGTGGTAAAACTTACTTGCCCAGTCCTGCATCCGGCAGACACCTCCTCATGCTGTTGATCCCGTAGGCCAGATCGGCGCGCATGGTGAGTAATACCTGATGCTGCCGGTCCAGATCCAGCCGGCGGCGACGGTTCGGCTCAGCAGCTGCGCGTGCTCGGTTGATGGCGATTGCCTGGTCAATCTTGCGCTGGCCGTCCTCGTACTGTGCAATCAAATCCAGCAGACTACTCACCTCAAACACCTCCGTGCAAATAAAAAAGCCCGTAAACGCAGTACCAACGTACTACGTTCACGGGCCAAAAGTCTCTCAGACCTCCCCGGCCAAATTCGGGGTCTTTAATTCGATCTTGCGCCTGCATCTTCGGCAGGTCACATATACGCCGTGGACTTTTGCAGAGGGAGAGCACCAAGCTATGTGCAGTCCGCACTCTGGACATAATATCCAGCGTCGTTCTTGGGGTTGATTATATTTTACCACATTGACATCAGGCTTCAATGCTTCCAGCTCCTTTTCTCTGGGTGTGTCACTAAGATAAGCATGGTTTCGAGTCAAAATTGATATGGACTTTTTTGCGCGAGCGCCGACGGAACGGCGAAGACTGCGCGGGCAGTTCGGGCAGAAGGTACTTGATGTACACAAACTCGCCGAACTCTGTGCGCACGACAGGCGGTTGATCCAGCACTGTGGAATTGAGCGGCGGTGCCAGCGTGAGATCGTCCGATACAATCTCGGACTCGATGACCGGCTTGTTGAGATTACGCGAGGGTGACCAGCAGCGTTTGCCAACCTGAGCCTTGCCGTGCTCCAGCGGCTCTTTGGTCATGTAGCTGGCCAGAGCGGTGACCTGCTTGAGGTCAAATGCGCTGGCATCGGTGTTGCCATCCGTCCACAGGCTGCGGATGATCTCCTCGTCATCGTATCCATTGATGACAATGTGATGATGCAGCCGCTTATCGTGCAGGCCCTCAGTCGTATACACATACGCGACGTCCTGACCGCGCGCCTTTCGGTGACGGCGCAGCTGGCGGATGAAACGCTGGATGCGTTTGACGGCTGCGGCGCGATCTGCGGGCAGGTGGTCATTATCATAGGTCAAGGTCACATAGTAATCGTGATGGTCAAAATTTGCAGCGAGCAGCAGCTCCAGCTTCTGGCAGCTGTATTTGAGGTTGAGTTTTTGCTGTGCAAGGCTAGTGCAGCGGGATTTCTCGGCGCGCACATAATCAGGATCGCGCGGCAACGGCATAGATGCCAGAGTCACCAGACACAATCTGCCGGCGCGGATCGATCTCTTACGCTTCGCCACAAACTCACCTCCCAGAAACAAAAAAGAGTTGAGGCGTTGACTGCCTCAACTCTTGACTTGATATCTATTACTATACAGCTGGAATGCAGCGCCGTCAATAGTGAGAATGCAAACATTGACGATGGACTTGCTCGCGATCCGTTTAATCAAGATCCATTTTTGCACCGCAGTTGCAGTACGGTTCTTTGATGATTTCAACGCGACCACACAGACTGCAACGGTATTTCTTCCAATCAGCACCGTAGGGGTCGATGTAGACTTCTTCTATCCACCTGCTATGCACCACCGGCGCGGCATCAGTAATGGAAGCTATCCACCCGCGGTTGACTGCATGGATTAACATTTGTAAGCAATCTGAATACGAATAAATCGTCTGGAACGAAAATGCAGTTGCAGCATGATTCAAAGAGATATAATCATTCATCCCTATTCTCACTTTGTAAAGAGTTCCAGTACAGATACTTTGTCCGATTGGCGAGATACTCCCGGAACATTCTACCGAGTCGGACGTGTGCCGACAGTTCGTTGACCAGTTTGCGCAGCACAATCAGTGCGATTGCGATCAATGCGATCGCAATAATAAAACTGCCGAGCAGCAAGCTCACATACAGAAAGCAGGTACTCATCATACTAACCCATTCGATCATTATTTTAAGCTCCTTTCTACTTAAACGGCACATCACTATCGTCCAACGGCGCAAAGTCATCCGCGCCAAGCGCATCCGGATCGACTGGCGGCAGCTCCGGTACCAGATCGTTGCCACGCGCACCGGCTCTGGCCTTCTTGGTCTCGCCGAACGTGACCTCATCGGTATTGACCTCGATGGATACACGCTTGTTGCCGTTTCTGTCCTCCCAGTTCCGCGACTGGAGACGACCAACCACGATGGCCATCATGCCCTTGGTAAACCACTCCTTGACGAAATCGCCCTGTTTGCCCCACGATACACAGTCGATAAAATCGGTCTGCCGCTCGCCGTTTGGGCCCTTGCGACCACGATCAATCGCAAGGGTAAACGATGTAACAGGGACATTGGCCTGCGTGTAGCGTCGTTCGGGGTCGCGCACGAGGCGACCCATCAAAATTACCTTGTTAAGCATTCGGTGTTCCCTCCTTAATTGGCTCAAGCAGCCAGCGGGTAATGCAGGCTGCAAACTTCTCGTTTGTACAGTCAACATCTGCGTCGGGATCGGTGGCACAATCGCGTTGACAGACAGAAAGGCCAAGATCATCCCCAGAGTTTGTCTGGAGCAGCAGCTTAGCCAGCGCCTCAGGATGGCGTGCGTAATATCCGATCCGGGTGTTTTCATCCGGTACCCGCTCGAAATCATTTGCACAGTCCCGGCAGAGAACTTTGCCGACCATCAAATTTTTGTTGCATTTGCTGCAATACATAATACTCCTCCTTAAATCCACCCGGTATCCGTTGGATACAGCAGGCACTCGCGTATTTTTGCCGATTCCTCGCGCCAGCGACCGGGCGGGCAATCATACTCGACAACAATAAACCGCCCGCGGGGATGCACCCAGATAATTGTGCCGGTTTTGGTGCCGACATCCATGTAGGCCGGCTTGAATGATATTTTGCGGCCGATCAACGGGTGCGTTTTTTTGCTGCGCATTGTTTAACATCCTCCAGAGACATTTGTTTTGCGTTGGGATCGGGCGTGTCCATTGGTTCCGGCTCGCCGTTGGCATAAAATTCCGGCCACTCGGCGGCAAAACGCTGAATTTCGCCGTTAAACCAGAATTTCAACTTTCCGGTTAGGCCCTCCTTGTTTTTTGCAATCTTGATTCGGCGCAGCGTCTCCTGATCGGACTTTTCTTCGGGTGTTTTGAGCTCACAGTCTGGCGGTATGTACATCAGCAGGATGGCATCGGCATCCTGCTCCAGCTGCCCGCTGCCGCGCAGATCGGATAGATCTGGCTCGGTGTATGCGTCCGTGTTGCGGTTGAGCTGAGACAGGCCGATCACGACAACACTTAGCTCCTTGGCCATCATTTGCAGCGCGCGGGAGGTCTCTGAGATGCGGTCATATTCGGACAGTCGCCGGTTGGTGCTGCACACCAACTGGATATAATCCACAATCACGACATCCAACCGCCGCACGATCGTGTCGCGCCGGATGCGCTCGGGCGTGTAGCACGCAGCGTCAATGATTTCAAACGGTAGTCGGCTGAGCCTGCCAGATGCAGAGGCGAGGTCTGCGACCTGTTTACCGGACAGTTTACGGTGCTTGATCGCGCTCAAAGGGACGTAAGACTGTGCAGTTAGGATGCGTCCAAGCACGCTTTTGGGGTCGGTCTCCAGTGAGAAAAAACCCACGCGCTTGCCTTTTGTGGCGAAATGATGCCCGACTTGCAGGGCAAACGCAGTTTTGCCCACGCTGGGGCGTGCGCCCAGGATGATGTACTCATTGCCGCTGCACAGCAAATGCCGGTTGAGTCGGTCGAATCCCCAGTCGAGGTATACCGGCTGCTCATCGATGTGCGCCATAAAATCCGTACACAGATCGGTGAGCGTGTAAATGTTTTTGGCTTGTCCCGATCCGCCCAACGCACCGACCAGCTGCTCGGCCTGCTGCCGCATATCATCCAGAGCGGGTGTGCCGGACATGGCGTCCTGCATGGCATCGACCAGTGGGCGAGCATGCTCAATCGCAGCGACATCTCGGACGATCTTGGCATAGCTGAGCCAGACCGTTGAGCTGGGCGTGATCATCACCAGCTCGCGGCACATCTGGCAGATCTCCGGGCCCACCTTGGCACCGATTGTGACTGGCGAGATCTCGACGCCGTCGTTGAAAAGCGCGGCAGCCGTCGAGAAGATCGCGCGGTGATCGTCGGCGAGAAAGTCGTCGGCCTGCATGGAGACGATGATCTCGGCAGCGGCCTGCCGGTCGATCAGCATGGAGCCGAGCACGCCCTGCGCAGCCTCGATGTAGTAATTACTCAACATCGTAGTATCCCTCCCGTTGGTAGTCGTACTGGTGGTATCTGCCTGCGGAAATGTTTGCCAGAGTAGTCCAAAACGATTTTACCTGAATACCCAGTGTGGCAGCACACTGCTGAGCGGTGCCGGTAACAATCACATCATTGGTGCCGGCGCGAAAGATCGTGTAAATCATATGCCGACTGCGTCTCGCAACGGTTTTATGACATACCTTGCAGGTCACATGGTAAGCATCGATCCCGCCGATTTTCCGCCACCGACGGCGGTAAAATGTCGCCAGACAGATACCGAGATCCTTTGCGCATTGCTCTGCGGTACCTTGGGTAACCAGTGCGCCGTCTGATTTGCGGCGAATGACATACGAGTTGTACTTTACATTCACAACTCACGCGCCTCCCTTCGGCGAGGTGTAGCCGCTTCGGGGCGCTCCCGCTCGTCCGTCTTGAGGGGGTAAACGGTCTTCCAGCCCATGAGGATCGCCTGCTCCAGCATGGAAATCTTGATCAATCTGTCGTTGGTCAGCTTGTCCAACCGGCTGACTAGCCTCTGTGCAGCACGTACCGTCATCGGCTCGCGGCGATCTTTGCGGTCAGCAGCCAGATCGTTGAGCGCATTGCATAATTCGGCATCCTCTCCGGCATACAGGGCAAACACGTCCTCAACAGTTTTCGGTTCGTCGGTTTTGGGGACTATAGGGGTATTATTCTTACTTGTAATATTCTTCCTATTATAATGCTCCTTAAAATTAAGGTGAGGGTCACCTCGATTTTCAGGTGAGGTCACCTCATTTTTAAGGAGTGGTAAAGCTGGATTTCCTGCAATCCAAATACGGCGTCCGGTTACCTGTCCGCCATCGTCTCGCAGTACCTCAACGCTGATATAGCCGCCTTTGACGAGCTGGGTAATCCAGCCCTGCACCGTCTTGATACTGGCATCGTAAAGCTCGGCAAAATAGGCATTGCCAGCCGAGCAATACCCGGATTTGTTGCACAGGGCTGTGATCTCGGCATACAGCAGGCGCGCCGCTGGGCGCAGCTGTTTGTCGTACCGCACGCTTGCCGGTAAGACGGCATAATAATTCGGTCTTTCCATAGCTGTAACTCCTAATTTTTGAGACAATGGATTTACGCCGCACCTCCTCCGAGGTACGGCGTGATATGTGATTACAACTGTTATGATTCGGTGGACTATCGCAGAGCCGTAGCGTGCTTCCAGACGTTTCCGTCCGGTGCACAACTCTTAGTCATTATTGATCGATATAACTCAGCCATATCAGGGTTATTGTCGTAAAAATACAGATAAATATTGGCGATTAGAGTTTGTACTTCGACTATAATATCATCACCGCGTCCGCCGATCTCCACTTGTTTACAAGGCTTTTTTTCGTTTGAGGCATCAATATAATACTTAATCATGGTGGTATCCCTCCTGTGCAATATCAAGGTCGCGGCAAAGATCTCCGATCAGCAGCACGATCAGCAGGGGTATCAAAACGATCACCCGAACGTGCAGCGGGATCTCCAGTAGCAGCCGGATGAGCAGCAGCACTCCGGCAATCTGTCCGATTCGTTTCATTTTCCAGTCTCCTTTCTCTTGATTCTGGCGGTGTATACCGCCAGAATTTTCCGGCGCTCCATTTTGAGCTTTTGTTGGCGCGTCCACTCTTCGCGCTGCCAGTCACTGAGCATAGCGGCATGGGCAGCTTGATGCGCAAGCTGCTCATGCCTGACGTGATATGGCTTAAACATGGTCAAATGTCTCCTTCGGCGGGCATCCGTATCGGCGGATATGCCACTGGTGGTATGCAGCCTGCGTTTCCGGCTGCTGGAATACACGCGCGCCGAGGGTCAGAATGTAGTCCATAAATCCATCCAGCGTATTTTTGTCGATGGATTCCAGATCGATCTTGGTCTGCATACCGGCGGCCTCCTTACTGTTTCGTGTCCTTACGGTCGTTTTCCTGCGCCTGCTGGGCGCTCAGACCGAGGATAAAGCCCACGGCGAGAGTCCGCTGATCTGTGGGGAGCGCCTGCAAACGCTGGAAAATAAGGTTGGTGTCCATCGCAGAGGTGATGGACGATGTGCTCTTGTTGTTTAACAACATTTGTATCACCTCCTGTTGTATTGCAAATACAGAATAGCACGCGCAAAACGTATTGTCAATACTTTTGTTTTGGAAATGTTCGTATTGACAATACAAAAGACTGTTGTTATACTGTTTGTGAGAGGAGGTGATACCTTGCAGGAACGATTCCGCGAGTTGCGTAAGGCGCTGGGGCTCAGTCAGGATGATTTCGGGCGTAAGCTGGGAGTCACGCGGGGTGTTATCACAAACATAGAGCTTGGGAAAGTCCCGCCGAAGGATTTGTTTGTAAGTCTGGTCTGTGATACATTCGGAGTAAATCGTACATGGATCGAGACCGGCGAAGGCGAGATGTTTAACGATCTCGGCCCCGATGCTGCATTCGAGCGGCTTTGTACCGAGATTGCAGCATCAGACGACGAGTTCCTCAAAAGGGCAATGCGTGCCTACTGGGAGTTATCCGATGATCGCAAGCAGGCCGTCCGGGACTTTATCGATCAGCTCGCCGGCAAATGAGCGCAAAAAAGAGACCGCCGAAGCGGTCTCTTTTGCTGTCTCGTCAGGCATTGAGCCTGAGCAGGGCAATAGATTTGTAATACATGGCGTTGATGTAGTAGGCACTGCCGGTCGCGATCAGTTGGATCAGGCAGCGTCGGCGGCGCTCAATGTCATTTAGTTTTTGAGATTGCATAAGGGCTCCTCCTGTGATATGTATTACCCTGCGCAGAGCATGCATATAGCATACTCTGTTTCAGAAAAAATGTCTATTGACAAGATCACTCAAAATATTTTAGGGATTTGGCAGAAAATACTTAGAGACAATTTATAAACACAGCATAAAACATTTGTGCAAAACGCAGAAAGTCAGTTTCTGAAATCGACTTTTAAACAGGGTATGTTATAATAGCCATATTAAAATATTATGTTATGGAAGAAATGTGAGGGGCCTGTATGAAAAAGAAACTTATAATATCCGTTTTAGTAGCAGTCACAATGGGTATGGCTACTGGATGTGGGGGAGAATCTGACACTATAGAGCCGATTGCCACTGAGCAACAGTCGGTTGAAACACAGGTGTCTGAATCAGATAAGGCCGAGACTGTATCGTTTGATGTCAATTGGGACCAGTGTCGTGACGATCTGGTGTCGGAGCTAGTATCAGATGATTATCCATATATACAGGATGTCTATTTAGGCGTAGACGATGAAACCCGACGCATTACATTGACGGCTACATTGGACGATGCAACTGCGCCTGATGTCGCGCTTGACTTGGCCGATACGATGATTCGCCGGACATGTGCATTAGCTAATATGCAAGACTCTGACGTTACAATGCCCGGCGCGGACACATATGGCGGGCTTTTCGATGTATACGATTGTATGATTGGCATCGCGCCGATGAGCCAAGTTAATAACAGCGATCAATGGTTTGTCTACGATGCAATCGCGCGAGGCACTAACCAAAAACCAGAGCTAACAGCAGCATATAGATCCTAATGTTTCATGAAAAAAACCGCCCAGTGGATGACAGCACTGGGCGGTTCGAACAGGGTTACAGGGGATCGATGCAGACGAAAGAGATGTGATTGATGCTCGACGCTTACGTATCGGGCTGGAGAGCAATCATATCAACCCTGTGCCCTTATTATAGCATAGCAAGATAGGGGAATACAATGTGAGATTGAATACATTGATGCCGGACGATTGTGCGGTCATCTATGCGCGCTACTCATCACACGCGCAGCGTGATGTGTCGATCGAGGATCAAGTTGCCGACTGCCGGATCTATGCCGAGCGGTTGGGCCTGACCGTGCTGGAGGTCTACGCCGATCACGCGACTACTGGACGCAGCGACGACCGTTGCCAGTTCCAGCGCATGATTCAGGATGCCAAAAAGGGACGATGGAAAACCGTTTTGACATGGAAGACTGACCGCTTCGCGCGCAACCGTTATGACAGCGCGGTGTATAAAGCCCGCCTCAAACGGTACGGTGTGCACGTGCAGTATGCCAAAGAGTCCATTCCGGACGGCCCTGAGGGCATCCTAATGGAAGGAATGCTGGAGAGTTATGCGGAATATTTCTCGGCAAACCTCGCCCAAAATGTGCGCCGTGGCCTCAACAGCAACGCGCAAAAATGTAAGCTCAACGGCCCTGCGCCGCTCGGTTACCGGCGCGGATCAGACGGCGGCTACGAGATCGTAGAGTCTGAGGCAGCCGTTGTGCGCCGGATCTATCAATCCATCACTCAGGGCACCGGCTATGCTGAGCTGGTGCGCGAGCTCAACGCTGCCGGCATCAAAACCAAGCGCGGCAGCAGTTGGACAAAGAATAGTTTCCACAAGATCCTGCGCAATGAGGCGTATATTGGCGTGTACCAATACGGCGAGCATCGCACTGAGGACGCGATCCCGCCGATCATCACCAAGGAGGAGTTTGCAGCTGTGCAAAACAAACTGGAGACCTACAAAAAACATAACGCCCACACAGGCGAGATCCGCGAGTACCTGCTGACTGGCAAGCTGTTTTGCGGGAATTGCGGCGAGGGCATGGTCGGCATCTGCGGCACCAGCAAGTCGGGTGTCCGTCATTACTATTATATGTGCAAGGGACATCAGGCGCACCGTTGCGACCTCAAAAACGTCAAGGCTGCACAATTAGAGGATCAGGTTGTCAGCTACACCATGCAATATGTCCTGCAGGATGATGTGATCGCAGAGCTGGTGGACAAACTGCTGGAATATCAGGCACAGCAGCAGGACAGCGGTATGCTGGAGGCGCTGCGCGCAGAGCTGGCAGATGTGCAGGGGAGACTGGACAATCTGATGGAGGCGATCGAGGCCGGTATCATCACCAAGACCACCAAGGCACGCCTGTCTGAGCTGGAGTCTGAGCAGGAGCGATTGACCCACTCGATCACGGTGGAGACCTGCCGCAATACCGGATTGTCGCGGGAGCAGCTGATCTTCCTGTTTGATATGTTCCGTGCAGGTGATATGCGAGATCTGGATTTTCGGCGTAGACTGATCGACACCTTTGTCAACGCGGTATTTGTTTATGACGATGGTAGGCTCAAAATCGTGTATAATTTCCGCGAGGGCAATGAGACCGTCACTAAGGAATTTGTGGACAGCGTCGAGAGCGGCGCGGTCGATAGTGTTCGTATGGTGGTAAATTCAGTGTACCACGGACATCCGAAAGGATGTCCGTTTTCTTTTTCTCTGAAAGCGAGCAGCCCAATCTCGAACGGAAGATCGGGCTGTTTTAATATTAACATCGTATCAAAGCAGGAAGTTATCGGAGGTATCACTGCCGAGGCTCTTTTGCTCACCGCACCAGACTAATCAAACGCCCCAAAAATCGCGCCGCAAAATTTTTTAAAAAACTAGAAAAATTTCTTGACTTCTTGGTCGTGGCATGATATTATATACAAGCAGTCGACAAACGGCACTGCGAAATGCGCCGGTAGCTCAGCTGGATAGAGTGTTTGGCTACGAACCAAAAGGTCGGGGGTTCGAATCCCTTCCGGCGTACCACGGACATCCGAAAGGATGTCCGTTTTCTTTTTCCCCAAAAGCAAACAGCCCAATCTCGAGCGGGAGATCGGGCTGCTTTTTTAATCTGTAACATGCGGCAGCGGAATTGTGATTAACAATTCAAACATGCCATGCGTGCGCTGCAAGGTCATCGCACCGTGATATCGTGTACAAATCTCTTGCAAGCTGCGCAGACCCAGACCGTGATTGACACGGTCTTTTTTTGTGCTCTGCGGCAGCGTACCCGGCTGCAGCGGGGAACAATCTGCCGTGCGGTTGCGGATGCACAGGACAAATAGCCCCTTGTCGGTGCATGCGCGAACCGATAGCCGACGCGTATCAGGCGGCAGTGCAAGGCAGGCTTCGATCGCGTTGTCCAGACCGTTTGCAAACAGTGCGCACAGATCAATGTCCTGCAAAGGGAGATCGTTCGGCAGCGAGACCGAGAACGCGGACTGGATCTCAGACTGCTCGATACGTGCAGATTTGTTTTGCAGGACGGCGTTGACGATCTGATTTTCACAGTAACGCCTGCGCGGCTGCATGGCCGGCGTGTCGACCAATGCGTCGATGTAGCGATGCAGGGCATCGCCGGATAATTGCTGCATGGTTTGCAGGTGGTTGGCCAAATCGTGCCGTAAGCGTCGAACCTCTATTTGAGATTGTTCCAGCTGGTCATAATACACGCGATTGACTTCATACAGCGCCTGTTCCTGTAATAAGCGTTCGTGTCGTGATAACAGCTGCACGACATAGAGATTGACCAGAACTGAGAGCAAGATAAACGGTGTCATCAGGAAGCTCTGCAAGATAAAGAAGGAGTTAAACGCGTTCTGTAAGGGGGATTCGCCCCAATAAGGCTGAAAGATGGGCATGGCGATGCATAACAGGAGCACCAGGAAGGGAAACACAGCCATGATAAATGCGACGCGCCACAACTTCGGGGACAGCGCGGGATATTCGTCAGGCCAGAGGTGCAGGCGACGGAAACCGACAGTCAAAAGAACGATCAAAGCAAGAAGCACCGCATAGGCGAGCAGGATACCCGAAGGGCGAGCATGCTCAATCGCGGTCACGATTGCACCCAGTTCAATGGTTAGACAGAAAAAGTTCAGGATGAAGGTCAGGCGTGGAAGCGGTGCGCCTTGCAGTGCGTACAGGAGCGCGCCGGAGAATACGGGGAAAAAATAGAGCACGTTGGGGTCTCCAATATAGATGGGGAGGCCAAACGAGACAAAAAAGACGGTGACACCGACGATGGCTGCCGTTCGGGTTTTGCGCTGCGGGATGAACGCGCCCAAGAGTCGCCAGAGCAGGATGGCGCTGGGCAGACCAAAGGCGACTACGATGATGAGTTTATACCAGAATTGCGGTGCGATATATACAGAACCAGAGAGTACGCTCAT